TATATATCTCCACAAGATTTTAATTTGTACTCGCAACAAGCACAAATGGATTTGTTTGAAGATTATTTTTATCAATACAATAGTTGGATAAATAAACAAAATCAAAGGGTGTCTGGTACTGGTTATGCAGATATAGTAAAAAGTTTAGTAGAAGTAATTGATAGTTTTTCTGTTACCAAAGGGTTAATTAAGCAAGGAAACAATATGTTTAACCTTCCAATTGATTATTATTATATTAATAAAGTTAATTATTATCCTAATTTTGTAGATAGTGGTTTTACAACTGCCGCTGGTGTAGCAAATAGATTAACAGATTCTGCCGCTCAATTTTCTACCAGTGGTGTCGTTAAAGTAGGGCAAATAATAACAAACACAACTTCTAGCAGTAATTATGCTGGGTTTAGTGCATTTATAGTAAGCATTGATAGTAACACACAATTAACTTTAAGCACTAATATATTTCCAATTGGTGGTGCGGGTGGAGATACATATTCTACATATAATACTACTGGTATTGTAGAGGTAGAAAGGGTTAATCAAAATAAAATATTTTATCTCAATAACTCGCCATTAACTGCACCAACCACTGGATTTCCAGCCTATGTATTAGGCGGTGCAACCAGTGGAATTGTTGGAGCGACAACAGATTCTGCACAAGGTCAATTAGGAAATACTATAATGGTATATCCAGCTACTATAACTACAGCGGGATCAGTTATAACAGATTATGTAAGGTATCCATTACCACCAAAATGGACATATCAAACAGTAGGAGGAACATCAGGAAGTCCAGAATTTGATTCAAATCAAGCAGATTATCAAGACTTTGAATTACCTTTATCAGATGAGCCAGGCATTGTAGCAAAGATTTGTCAATATGTAGGGATAGAAATCAGAGAAGGTGATGTATATCAATTTGGAAAACAAGAAATAGTTGAAGACAATCAAATACAAATATAGATTATGGCATATTTAAACGATTATCAATATTATGCAAATGAAGGAGGAACTCCTAAAGATAAAAACTGGGGTTCTTATCAATATGTTAGTTTAAATGACATTGTTAACAATTTTATGTTAATGTATCAAGGAAACAACGAATTGGTTAATAATGCTTCAAGATATAAAATATTATTTCATGCAAAAAGAGGGATTCAAGAATTGAATTACGACGCTATGAAAGAAATAAAAATATTACAATTAGCTCTAGATGATTCATTGTTATTTGTCTTGCCACACGATTATGTAAATTGGGTTAGAGTATCTATGTTTCAAAATGGAGTATTATTTCCATTAACTGAAAACATACAAACACAATGGGCAAGTACATATTTGCAAGACAATAATAATAATATATTGTTCGATCAAAATGGAAATGTTTTAAAACCACAGGACTCTCCATTAGATTTATCAAAAAAAACTATTTATTTAAATAATCAAAGTATTTATGATGGTTGTGAAGGTTATTGTGTAGATGGCATGTGGTATTTTGATTTTGCTGTTGGTGGACATTTTGGTTTAAATACTGAAACCGCAAATAATAATCCTACTTTTTCTATTGATAAGCAAAGAGGTGTTATTAATTTTAGTTCAATTGCATCTGGACAATCTATTGTATTAGAATATGTTTCTGATGGAATGGAAAAAGGTAATGATGCTGACATCAGTGTAAATAAGTTATTTGAAGAATTTATTTATGCATATATTAAGTTTTCTATATTAAATGGTAAATTAGGTGTACAAGAATATATTGTAAACAGAGCTAGAAAAGATAAGTCTTCTTTATTAAGAAACGCAAAAATTAGATTAAGTAACATACACCCTGGTCGACTATTAATGAATATGAGAGGTCAGGCTAAATGGATTAAATAATATGCCTATAGTAACTACAAATTTTGTACGTGGAAGAATGAATAAAAGTGTGGATGAGAGACTTCTCCCTCCAGGCGAATATGTCAATGCAATAAATGTTAGGTTAGGATCAACCGAGAGTACCGAAATTGGTGCTGTAGAAAACTCTAAAGGAAACACAAGGCTTACAACATTACAATATGAAGGTGTAGATTTAACTAATGCTACATGTATTGGCGCTTATGATGATGGTGCAAATGAAACTATATATTGGTTTATAACTTCAACAACCGTAGACATGATTGTGTCTTATGACACTAAAAATGAATTAATTACTTATCATGTTGTTTCAGTAAGTGTATTAAATTTTGACACAAAACATCTTGTTAATAGTGTTAATAAAATAGGTGATTTATTGTTCTTTACAGATGATATAAATCCACCAAGAAAAATTAATGTAAATAGAAATTATCCTAGTCCCTCTAGTGGTGCAGATGTAGTGACAAACAAAGAGTTAAATGTTATTGTTCAACCACCATTAGCAGCACCTACATTTAATTTAATATCACAGGCCACTGAAGCAAATTATATGGAAACCCGTATGATATCTTTTGCCTATAGATATAAATACCAAGATGATGAATATAGTGCATTATCTCAATTTACCGACATAGCCTTTGTACCAGGTGTATTTAAGCTCGATATAGCCACAAACTTAAATAGTGGTATGAAAAACATTTATAATGCAGTAGAGCTTAGTTTTAATACTGGAGATTCTAATGTAGTTGGTGTAGACCTAATATTTAAATTTGCAGACTCAAATATTTTAAATGTAATTGAAAAATTCAATAAATTAAATTATGGATGGCCAAATAACACTATTCAAACACAAACATTTAGTAATAGCAAAATATATACTATACTTCCAGATGCTGAATTATTAAGATTATATGATAATGTGCCTAGAACTGCTAAAGCTCAAACTTTAATGGGTAATAGATTAGTTTATGGTAATTATGTAGATGGATACAATATGGTTGATAGTGATGGCAGCAATTGTCAAATGACTTTTGAAGCAGAAAGGGTAAGTACTAATATTGAAACAAATGATTTTTCGCCAACTTTAGTTAATGGTGTACAATATACTATAGATACACCTGAAACTATAGCAAACAGCACAGTTTCTGTAGACCTTTCAGATATTGCTACAAAACTAAAAAGTGGTGCAGTTTTAGATTTTGATTTTACATTTATTCATTCAAAATATACAGGGAATAGTGGTTCAACAACAACATCACAACCTTCAACATCAATATCTACAATATTTACATTAGCACAAGACTTTAATAGTATTTTTGAAATGGTTACTAGTGTTGATTTTAAAACAAGAATTGGTAGTGAACCTGCGTATTTTACAACTGTTGCAAATGCATGTACTAATGGAACAAGTTTAACTGATGTATTTAATTGTGCAGTAACTAATCCTGGTGACAGTGATAGTAATATTCAGTGGTCAAAAATCGAAAGTGGTATATCTGGTCTTAATCAAGGAATTAGAATTACATCACAACCAGGCTCAAATGTAGTTACATTCCAAATACCTGCAATGAAATTTGTTGATTCTAATGCACCAGCAGCAGCGCCTTTGTATGAATATTATAAATTTTCATCTGGGGAAGTGTTGTTTTTAGGAAATGGTAACACAAAAAGTTTACACAGTAATAGAAACTATGAAGTAGGTGTTGTTTATATGGATGAATATTTAAGAAGCTCAACTGCTTTAGTTTCACCAGACAACACAATATTTACACCAGCATCTACATCAAATCAAAAAAATCAAATTAAAGTTACTATACCTGTAACACAAAAACCTCCATACTGGGCATCTAAATATAAGTTTGTTGTAAAAAGAGCTGAAGGTCCATACGAAACTATTTATAGTAACTTTTACTACAGAGACACTACAACTAATACGGTATACTTTAAGTTAGAGGGACAAAATCAAACTAAGGTCAGAACTGGTGAGATACTTAGAGTGAAAGCTGATACATTTGGACCTTTATCAAATTATCAAACCCAAGAAGTTTTAAGTGTTGATGCGAAAGAACAAAACTTTTTAACTCCAGCGGCAAATATTGAATCAGGTGGTATAGAACCTTATATATCCGAGTTATCTGGTTTATATATGGAGTTAAAACCTACAAACTTTAATGTTGATACATCAGAAGATTCATCTGCATGGAGTTCTGGTACAGAATCAGATCAGTCAAGAAGAAATTATCCTGGTGTTCAAATACCATGTTTTAGAGATAACACAACTAATGATATAAATGTTGTATTGCCAGAAGGAAGTTTAGTTACATTTGATTTCGAGTTTTTTAGAAGTGAAAGAAATAACAATGCAGGATCAGAAATTTACAATTACAATAAAACATTTCAAGCATCTAATGATTACGATAATTTATATGATTTTGTAGTTGGTGAGGCAATTGATTTTACTGGAGGTACAGACACAAGTACAGATGATTCTGGTGCAAATGAAAATATATTTATAAACACTTTTCCATTACCTTCTAAAAGCACACCTGGTAGAATACAAGGTAAAAATCAATATAGATTTTCTACAACTAATGGAGGTGCACCTTCTACAGGAGCAGCACAAACTAATTTTTTATATTTAGCACTAAAAAGCGGAACTCAAGGTGTTGGTGGGCATCCATCAAGGGTAAAAGGTAGAATAGCTGTACAAGTAGCAAATTCAATAATAACTTTTGAATCAATACCTGTAGATGTAGATAATGATTTGTATTATGAAGATGATACTGCTTATGATATTACAGGTGGGTTTCATACTGGAACTACACAAACTCAAACAAGCACTCTTCCAGCTATAAGTTCACTAGGATTTTTTGATTGTTTTTCATTTGGTAATGGTGTAGAAAGTTTTAAAGTTGAAGATTCTCTTGTAGGACAATCATTTACATTAGGACAAAGGGTAACATCAGTATCAGATCAAGATTATAAAGAAGCAGACAGATTTGCTGGAATGACTTATAGTGGTTTATATAGTGAAGAATCTAATGTAAATAGACTAAATGAATTTAATTTAGGTTTAGCAAACTTTAAAGATTGTGAAGTAATATATGGACCTATAGAGGTTTTACATAGTAGAGAAACAGATATAATGTGTTTACAAGAAGATAAAATATCTTATGTATTAGCACAAAAAGATGTATTAACAACTGCCGCTGGAGGTGGTGCACTTTCATCATCCCCATTAATTTTAGGTCAACAAGTTGCTAGAATAGAAGAATATGGCATAAGTAGTAATCCTGAAAGTTTTGCATCTCATGGTGATTCTATGTATTTTACTGATGCAAAAAGAAATGCAGTAATACAATTAAAAGGTGCAGGAAGACAACAAGCTTTAGTAGTTATTTCTGAATTAGGAATGAGGTCCTATTTTAGAGATTTATTTACACAAAATTTTAATAAACAAAAACTAGGTGGTTTTGATCCATACATGAACGAATATGTATTGTCATCTTCAGTTACAAATATACCAACTGTAGTCGTGCCATTATCATGTGGTACTTTAATATCAAGACAGTCAGTAAGTAGTGCCTCAACATATTCTATAGATTTTGGAAATGCACAAGGTGTTGTAAGTTTTGATTATAATGTGACTGGCACAGTTACTTTATTAGTAGTTTGGGACAATGGAACTGTTATAAATCAGTCAATTACTGGAAGTGGTTCACAGACATTTAATAAAACAAAAGCAAATCCTTCTACTGCAACTGTTACAATAACACCTTCTGGAATTGTTACATATGACATCACTCCACAATGTCCTGTAACAAATGAAATTGTTGTTGTTCAAATAACTTTAGGTTCACCAATAGATAATGGTAAATTTATTCATAATCAATATCACTGGAACAAAGGAACTTTGACAAGTCCAGTTTCAAGTGAACTGGTAAGATTTAACACTACTGGAACTGTAGAAAGTTTTATATCTACTAGTGGACAAACTTCAGTAGGTATTATGCCTGTAAGTGGTGCAAGTATAACAATGCAGTCTAATAAAAAAGATTTTGATGACTTTGTTTTTGACGCATCAGTTGATAAATTTAAATATTTAGTTAGTCCAATAGAATATATTGCTAATGATTGGCCAATAATAGATTCTGCATCTACTAATGTTACTCCTATTACAAATCCTTCAACGGGATTATATGAAGCAACATTTACATATACTAATGGTAGCCCTATAACTGACAAGTATCTATATATGATTTGGGATTATAGAACTGTTACACCTTTATTTTTAAGAGATGGTTCAACAGAACTTGTTTCATGTTGTTCTGGCTCTTCAGGTTCATATTATATAGACACTGATAGTTTTGCTACAGCTACTGCTGTATGGACAGATTCTAATTTATATACTAAAGCTTCTAATCAGTTTTATCAAGCAACAAGTATTGTTAGAGAGCAATCATCTGGACTTTTATTACCCTCTGTATCTTGTGCTCCTTGTGGAACTACAATACCTTTATGTTTTGGTACGACAGCTGATGATGTATGTTGTACAACTTGTACTTACTCATCATTCTCAGGATCATTAATGAAATCTACAAGATCTGAAGCTTGTGGTTTAGCTCAAAATCAAACTTACTATCATAATGGAAGTGGGGTTGTTGGCTCAACTCCAATTGTAAATGATTTTGTATTTTCTAATAATACAGGAACAACAATAGTATCTGCAGGTTATTATTCTTTAAGTGCAACATCAGTAATTTATGTTAATTCCAGTGGAATGGTAGAAAACTTATTAACTTGTTAAAATTATGGCAACTGACAATACATTTTACATAGACGGAACAACATTTGCAAATGCTACAGCAGTTTACACTAATGAGGCTTTAACAATAAAAGCAGCAGATGGCTTTTATCAAGCTCCTATTGAAGGAGTCGCAACTTTTAGAGAACAAAGCGGAGGTGTTTTGTTGGCGGCTGCTAGTTGTACATGTGCTGTTAGTCAAGCCTTAGATTTTAATTCTACACCAACCAACTTGTGTTGTGTAAGTCAAACAGGTGTAACATATTTTATTGACCAAGGTACTACCTTTGATACAACAACTGGGTTATATACAGATGCTACTGGACAAACTCCTGCACCAGACAATACTTATCAAGTAAATGGCACAACAACTTTTAGAGAGCAAAGTGGAGGTACTTTAGCAGCAACAGCAACTTGTCCAACTTGTCCTGTAGCGTGTGGAGCGATAACTATACCTAGTGGTGGTAAAGGATCTTATAGTTTAAACGTAACGTTAGGTACAGATTTAGGAGCAATTGTAGTTTATTTTAATCCTCAATCTATACCAGATGGTGTTAGAGGTGTTTATGATAGTGTAAGTTATAATGCATTATCAATACCTAATGCTGGTTATGTTAAATCAACTAGCGGTGTGTCAAATGCTTATACTGTTTTAGGAAATGCTAGTGACGGATGTCTTCCTTCTACACCTAACACTACTGTATATAATTACTATGACTCTATAAGTGGTGGATCGTGGGTACAAAACGGGACAGAATCAGTAACTCTAAATACAGGTGACGTACAAGGAGGTGGTATAAGTGTCTTTAGTACTATGGTAATTCCAAAACCAAATGCTAATCCACAAACAATGGATTTAAAAGCTTTAGGCCCATGTAATTCTACTGCATGGAGTTTAGAAGTTGTTTGTCCAACAGCTTTGCCTTCTTTTAGTAGCGGATCAACAAGATCTAGTCAACTTCAAGCTTGTGCAGACACTTTTTTAAATACATTTTATTTTGCAAAACAATATACAGATAGAAATGATGCTACTGTAGTATTGCCAAAAATTAATAATTGGGTGTTTTCTGATAGTACAGGTGCTACAGTTTTGTCTAATGGATTTTATAAAATTAGTACAACTCAGACTATAGAGGTTGTTAATGGTGTTGTAACTGCAATAACAGTTTGTTTAGGTACTTTAAATGTATTTGATTCATCAACAACCGCAACTACATCTTCGAATGCATGTTCTGATTCTGTAAATACTCAGTATTATCATGATGGTACTCCAGGAGCTATTCCTGCGGTTAACAATTTTGTATATACAAGTACAACTGGTACCACAAAACTACCAGCAGGATTTTACAGATCAGATGGTAATGTAGGGGGTAATGTAAAATATGAAGTAGATAGTAATGGACAAGTACAAACAGTAACTTTTTGTCCTTAAATAATTAACTATGGCAGCAGAAACTTTAACATTTAGCGATGACAAAAGAAGCCCAGGGTGGCCATCTTTTTATACATTTTTTCCAGAATACATTAAAGGCATGAATGGATATTTATATACTTTTTTTGAAGGAAATCTTTATAGACACAACACGAACCCATTAAGAAATAATTATTATGGAACTCAAGGGATTTCAACAATAACTAGTGTTTTTAATCCAGAGCCTACACTAAGTATTAAATTATTTAAAACTATGTCATATGAAAGTGGGCATAGTTGGGCAGTAACAGATTTAAATACAGATTTAAGTAGTGGTTCAATGCTAGAAACATTTTTTGAACAAAAGGAAGGGGAGTGGTACTCTTACATAAGAAGTAATGCAGGGACTGTAGACTGGAAATTAAGATCTGGAAATGGTTTAGGTGGTTGTGCAACAGTTTCTGGTGCAGCTGCAACAACATTAATTACTTTTAATAATCCCATAGGAAATATAGTAAGCATAGGAGATTTAGTTTACACTGGCACAACTACACCATTAATTGTAGGTCCTATATTATCTTTTACTAGTAATTCGATTACTGTAGATGCATCTGCTGTTGGAGCAACTATACCTACTGCAGGCAATATGATATTATATTATAAAAACAGTATAGCAGAGTCACATGGAGCTCGAGGATACTATATGGAGTTTACAATGACAAATGATGACACTAGTGCAGTAGAGCTATTTTCTGTAGGTAGTAATGTAATGAAAAGTTATCCTTAGAATTTGTTATCTTTGTGTGAATGGAATTACAAATAGCTCATGATGTATTAAACTCTGTAGTAGCTAGAAGAGGATTAATGTGGGAAAAAATTGAAGATTTTCATAAAAAAGCACAAGCTTTAGAAATTTCTTTAGATCATACCGCTGGAGAACCTTATAGCCAAGAGTTTTCTGAGTTATGTCCATTGAAACAACACATCGAAGGCGGTCTCTATACAAGAGAACTTTTTATGCCAAAAGATGGGATTATAATAAGTATGATTCACAAACAACAACACCCTTCTTTTTTATTAAAGGGTAAGGTTTCGTACATTACAGATGCTGGAGAAATTAAAACAATTGTTGCTCCACATACTATTTTTACACAAATAGGGACACAAAGAGTGTTTTATGTGCATGAAGACAGTAGTTTTTGTTGTGTTTATAAGGTAAAAGCTAAAACTTTTGAAGAAGCAGAAGCTGAGGTATATACTAATAATTATAGAGATTTACCTAAAAAAATAATAAATAAAATAAATAAAAAATTATGGCAGGTCCAGCAGCAATAATATTAGGAAGTATAGCAGCAGCAACAGGGTTAGCAGGCATGGGTATTGGTTTAGGTCAAGCGGGCAAACAACGAAGAGCAGCGAGTCAAGCAAAAGCTGATTCAGAAAGGTTGATGCAACAAGCACGAAATAGAATGATGGCAGATAATTTTGAAAACATTAAGTTACCTACAGAATCTTATGACAGAGCTTTTAGAGAAAACACTGCACAACAAAGACAAGCAATAGATTCATTGCAATCAGCAGATGCAAGATCATTAGCGGCAGGTATTGGTAAGGTAAGTGCAGCAGGAACTGCAGCAAATGAACAACAAAGACTTGTAATGGGTAAAGATTTATATGACTTAGAGCTTAAAAAAGCACAAAACGCTGAAGCAATTAAAAATGAATTAGTAGGTATGGATGTAGGACAAGCTAGAGACTTAACAACAATGTCGGCAGACTCAAGAGAAGCTGCAGCTGCATCAACAATGGGTGCTATACAGTCTGGAGTAGCTGGTGTTTCTGCACTCGCAAGTTCCTTACCAGATTATATGAAATCTGGTGCTGATAGAAAGGCTGGAACTTTTGCAGACAGTGGAGTAATTTCTGGAATGGAAGGTAAAACTATACAAACAGGAGATGGTGGCAAACCTATATACAGAACAGATTTACCAGATGATTATAATTTAAAATTAAAACCAGGTGAAGAAGGATATATGGATCCATATCAGTATAGGGATTTAAGACCAGATGAAATACAGTCCAAATTAAAAGATAATTTTGATAGTATATTTGATGATGATAAATCATTTAGAAAGCTGAAAAGAAATGAATTTAAAGACTTAACTCCAGCACAATTAGCAAAAATAAAAGAAATATTAGGAGTACAATAATTATAAACTATGGCAGTAGATCCAAAAAAATATTCTCTATATGCTCAACGAGACTTAGAAAAGCAGTATGTTAACTGGGGNAAAGTAGCACAAGACATTACTACAGGAATAACAACNATAGCAGGTGAAAGACAGGCTAGNAAGGATGAGTTAGATAAATTAACTAATGAAGCCATAGAAAACTTAAGTGCTGTTCCTGATGTAGAGAGCCAAGATGCTGGCACAATGATTATTAATGCCAGTGACATGTCTAAAAAAAATCTACAGATTCAATCTGATTTGTTAAAAAGAGGGTTAATTACTCCTAAAGATTTTAAACTTTTTATGGAGAAACAAAAAACAGGATACTCTTCATATAGTACTGCAATAAAACAATGGGACGGTTGGTATCAAAAATCCTTAGAAAGAATTGATAAAGATGAAGCTGGTGCAGGTGAAATATATAATAACACCTCTTTGGAGGCTTTTGGTAATTTACAGAACAAAGTACTCATGACTAATCCAGCTAA